ATTCATAAACAAACATGTCGCTTTGGGTAATAAATTCCTGACGTTTGACTTTAGCGCGTATGATACAACGGTTACCTCCGAGGTGAAACAGTTGACTGATTTGCAAATTTTACGACAAATAAAAGTTTGGAACCCATTGAGCAAAATTCACAAAGTAAGCCTCAGCTCTTGGAATAGCACCTTTTTGAAACTTGCACGCCCTGTAAAAGTAGCTGGAAAGAAAACCACATGCAAGTTAGCAATTGATGGTAAAGTTTTCTCCGGTGACCCTTTCACCACTAGTTTGAACACGACAAGGAACATACTAATAATGAGATGGGTTATAAAGCAAATAACAGAACTAGATATACTAAAACAACAAACAACACTTCTAGAACTATTAGTGAAAGGTGACGATATCGCGATAGCAGGAGACGCCAAGCTAATTGATCCCATTTCCAGGGAGCTGTGCACATACTTCCACAATGGAAATAATGTAGCCGTGTTCCCATTAACTGTTAAGGAATATAAATTAGGATTTGACCCTGTTCATAGCTTTGATTTTATATCCTTAGGCGTTACCCAGAATCTGGATGGTGTTTTCGTAGCGACACGGGTATTAAAAGGAATAGTTAACAAATTTCCATACACAGTTAATAGTGATTTATGCTTAAACAAAGACAATGGTATATCCATCGAAGGGTTACAGAATAGAAACGCACTACTTGATGTGGCATACACATACACTGAGCTTTACGACAACCTACTAAAACCTTACCATTTTAAGCAGTATGCCAGCAAAGCCGCGGATGAGAAATTTAACTATTATGCAGAGGGGGTAGCCACCAAGCGTATACCAGTATTCTTACCAGAACTCAACTTGAAGTATAAGGGACCATGGCCCAAGGCCATCGGTGTTGCAAGCTGGAGGTTAGTTAGCAACTTCAATATATTCCAGGTTAGAATACAAAAGGTTAGCGATTTGGCCAACCCGAGCCATATAAAATGCAAAAGAAAAACAAGAAACGACAAGCAAGTAGCCGAGCGCGTCGCGCTGCTTCATTAAGCAGCACGCGCAACGCTATTAGGAAAATGAAACAACCGTTGAAGAACTTAGAAAATAAAGTTGCACAAATGACAACTTTAGCCATGCCTAAGAAAGCCAACCCTTACGCAGATGCTTTTAATAACACTGATGCGCCCCGCAAAATACAGCGACCAGATCAATACCCAAGCAACAACCGATCCGCTGTTAGCTATGTTAGGGCCGCGCAGGCAGTAGAAAAAGCTCGATACTTCTATGCTTTATTAAACCCTTATGCATCATGCATAGAAAGATTACCTGTTGTTGTGCCTTCCGTTATCTCAATACCCACAACACCGACGTATCATATCCAAAGGAAAACCTTAATAACTAACGCTAATGATGTTCACATAAGGTTTTGCCCAATTTTGCGACCTATTAAATTGCCATCTAGTAACGCGCCATATCTTAGTACTTACATTGCTACCAGTGGAGGCTCCACAGAATCCCCTTTCAATTGGGTGGGCTTTTTAAATCATCCCTTATTCCCAAATATGACTAAAGGGCGCCTGGTTGGCTGTGAATTACGCATTCGCTACGTAGGAACCGTTCTTAATCAAGCTGGTACCATAGAGTCGGCCATGACGTTTGGAGACGACACAGGGGAGCGTAATGTTCCAGGCTCAACTATGGCTAGCACATACACTGATTTACCTGATTTAAATATGATACATCAAATGACTTGGTATGAGCGACAAGAAATCAGTAGGGAAGCCGTAACACGATTGATTTGGGTTCCAGTGGATTATAATGATCGCGATTTTCATAATCCGGATGTAAATTCTCCATCCGCTGGCAGCACATATCCAAATATCGCCGCTGATGTTTGTTGGTATGCCAAAATTTCGGGTTTAGCTACAGCACAGCCTATTCTTATTGAGGTAGCCGAAATTTGGGAGCAGCAACTCAACCCCACACAAGATGTTTATTCTAGAACCACAGTTAGTAGCATCGAACCTAATGCTGTATCCAGCAAAGTAATAGGCCAAGCTTTAGCCGTTCGCAACAACTCTAACTTCATTGAGCAATCAGCCTCAGCAATCTCTAAGTTTGCCTCGTCAGGTATTGACTATGTGTCACAACACGCTGGCGAACTTGCCAAAATGGGCTTATCTGCTCTCGCTAAAATGTTATTTTAAGATTTAATTTTCTAATTATTCAACCTGGCCAGCATTCGGGCCATTCATGATACCATGCCGGATAGCATCCGTTATTGCTCTTTCTGGTAGTTTTGATTAAGCTACCAAAACCCCAAATCCGCGGGGTTTCATCTCTTAATTGAGGGTTT